ACCATGGATAAACACATGGTTCGCACCATTCAGAACGGCAAGTCGGCCTCGTTCCCAGTGATGGGCCGTACCGCTGCTGCATACCTGAAGCCCGGTGAAAGCCTGGATGACAAGCGCGGCGAGATCAAGCATTCCGAGAAGGTAATCACCATCGACGGCTTGCTGACCTCTGACGTGCTGATCTTCGACATTGAAGACGCAATGAACCACTACGATGTCCGCTCGGAATACTCCGCGCAGCTCGGTGAGGCCCTGGCCATTGCCGCTGACGGTGCTGTCCTGGCTGAGATGGCTTTGCTGTGCAACCTGCCAGCAGCCAACGACGAGAACATCACTGGCCTGGGCAAGGCTACCGTCCTGCAGATCGGCGATAAGGCTGCTCTGAATGCGGACGCTGAGGCCATGGGTAAGGCGATCCTGAAGGGTCTGACCACTGCTCGTGCCCGTCTGACCACTAACTTCGTTCCGTCCTCGGACCGTAAGTTCTACACCACCCCGGACAACTACTCGGCGATCCTCGCTGCCCTGATGCCGAACTCGGCTAACTACTCGGCACTGATCGACCCAGAAACCGGCAGCATCCGCAACGTGATGGGCTTCGAGGTAATCGAGGTTCCCCACCTGACCGCTGGTGGCGCTGGCGATACCCGTCCTGATGTCGCAGGCGGCTTGACCGGTCAGAAGCATGCCTTCCCGGCCACTGCCACCACTGATGCCAAGGTCGCCCTGGACTCCATCGTGGGTCTGTTCAACCACCGTTCCTGTGTCGGTACTGTGAAGCTGAAGGATATGGCCCTGGAGCGCGCGCGCCGCGCTGAATACCAGGCTGACCAGATCATCGGCAAGTACGCGATGGGTCATGGTGGCCTCCGTCCTGAAGCAGCCGGTGCGCTGGTCTTCAACGTAGCCTAATCGCTACACCTCCCGAACCCCTTTGAGTCCGCAATGGCTCTTAGGGGTTTTTTTTATCCAAACAAACACACAAGGAGGTGCTTATGGCTCGCAGCTATGAGGCGAACCTTGAGACTTCGGACGAGCTGGCAGCAGTGAATGACATGCTGTCGGCCATCGGGGAAAGCCCGGTGAACACCCTTGAGGGCGATGCTAACGCTGACGTGGCGAACTGCCGCCGAATCCTCAACGGGGTGAACATCGAGGTTCAATCCAAGGGGTGGACCTTCAACATCGAAGAGGACGCCACCCTTACCCCTGATGTGTTCTCGAAGCTCATCAACTGGCTCCCAGACTTTCTATCAGTGAAGGCCACGAGTGGAGCCACCGTGTACACGAACCGTGGCGGCTATGTGTATGACCGCACAGCAAAGACCGATGAGTTCACCGGGCCGCTGACCGTAAGCCTCATCCGACTGCGCGGCTTTGAGGAGATGCCTGTTCAATTCAGGACCTACATCGTCGCCAAGGCAGCACGTCGATTCAACATCCGGTTCTTCGGTGCCGCTGAGATCGAAGCGTCCCTCCAGCTGGAGGAACAAGACGCTTGGCAGGCAGTGCAGGAGTTCGAGCTGGACTACGGGAACTTCAACATGCTGGACGGTGACGCCTTCGTCGCTGGCCGCCTGACGCGATAGGAGGTCTTATGGGTCTCGTGTCGCAGTCAGTGAAGAACCTCAAGGGCGGCATCAGTCAGCAGCCCGACATCCTCCGGTTCTCCAATCAGGGGAAGGTTCAAATCAACGGGTGGTCCTCAGAGTCCGAAGGGCTCCAGAAGCGCCCACCAACAACCTTCGTCAAGCTCCTCCGGGCGGATACCCAGTGGCCCGGCAAGCCGGCAATACACCTGATCAACAGGGACCGCGTGGAGCAATACTTCGTGGTCTTCACTGGAACCGGTGTGGAAGTGGTTGACCTCCTGGGGAACTCCTATGAGGTCCGTGGTTACAACGGGTATGCCAACTGTGCCAAGCCTCGGGAAGACCTTCGGATGGTCACTGTGGCGGACTACACGTTCATCGTGAACCGGAACAAGAAGATCACGATGACGAACGACGTAACTCACGTGGGCTACCCCGCGCTGAATTCTCGGGCTGTGGTTAACGTAAGGGGCGGGCAATATGGCCGAACCCTGTCGGTGATCGTGAACGATGTCCAAGTGGCCGCCTTGACGATGCCATCCGGCGCAACTGCATCAGATGTCACCCAGACGGATGCCCAGTGGATCGCCGTTCAGTTAGCTTCCCAGATTAATGCGACCTCTAAGTGGGCTGCTGAGGCTGGGCAGGGTTGGGTGGTACTCAGTGCAAAGACCGCCGAGATGATTACCTCAGTGAAGACGGCGGATGGCTACGCCAACCAGTTGCTCAGTGCTTTTGTGAGCAACGTCCAGACTTTCTCTAAGCTCCCCCTTCAGTGCAAGGATGGTTACCTCGTGGAGATCACGGGCGAGTCGTCTAAGTCAGGCGATAACTACTGGGTTCGCTATGACGCCAAAGGTGCTGTCTGGCGTGAGACTGTCAAGCCGGGGATCATCACTGGGTTTGATCCAGCAACCATGCCGCATGCCTTGATCCGAGCAGCGGACGGTCAGTTCGACTTCAGGCCGCTAACGTGGGGCATCCGAAGTGCCGGGGACGACAACACCAACCCCATGCCGAGCTTCGTGGATTACACGATCAATGACGTGTTCTTCTTCAGGAACCGACTCGGGTTCCTCTCTGGGGAGAACGTGGTGATGAGTCGAACATCCAAATACTTCGACTTCTTTCCGGCATCCGTGGCCGAGCTGAGTGATGACGATCCAATTGACGTGGCCATCAGCCACAACCGTGTATCCGTCCTGAAGTATGCGGTCCCGTTCTCCGAACAGTTGCTCCTGTGGAGTGATCAGGCTCAGTTCGTGTTGACCAGTGCGGGCGTTATGTCCACGAAGAACATCCAACTGGACCTGACAACGGAGTTCGACGTGAGTGACTTCGCGCGCCCCTTCGGGATTGGGCGTGGGGTCTACTTCGTGAGTCCTCGGGCCTCCTACAGCTCCGTTAAGCGGTACTACGCCGTTCAGGATGTAAGCGACGTTAAGTCGGCTGAGGATGTGTCCGCGCATGTGCCCAACTATGTGCCCAACACTGTGTTCGCGCTGCATGGCTCAGGCACTGAGAACTTCCTGACGGTGCTGTCGGATAACGACAAGAGCTGCGTGTTTATCTACAAGTTCCTCTACCTCGATGAGAACGTAGTACAGCAGTCTTGGAGCCATTGGGAGATGGGTGAGGGCGTGGAGGTCCTATCGGCCTGCTGCATTGGGTCGTTCATGTGGCTGATCCTGCGCCGTCCTGGGGGCATCACCCTGGAGCGTGTGGAGTTCACGAAGGACACCGTGGACTACAGCCATGAGCCCTGGCGTTCCTATATGGATATGAAGGTGCAGGTTAAGCCCACGAGCTTCGACGACAACGAGTACCTGACCAAGATCAACCTCGTGGACCTCTACGGGTTCATCCCCAACGAGGGCGACTTCTGGACTCTCTCCGAGGACGGTGTGTTCAGGCTCCACAAGATGCCATCGGGCGGCTGGGTTACTGACCCGGTGCTTCGCCTGGACGGTGACGTGACCTCGAAGTTCTACACCATTGGGCGCTACTACGAGTTCGCCTATGGGTTCTCCCGGTTCCTCATCAAGCAGACCGCAGACGATGGTTCAAGCAGTACCGAGGACATCGGACGGCTTCAGCTTCGACGGGCCTGGGTGAACTACGAGGACTCAGGAGCCTTTGAGGTCGTTGTGGATAACGGGTCTACCCAGTACGCCTACCAGATGGCGGGTGGTCGGATTGGTTCCTCGGTGATGCTGGGCTACCCCAACGCAGGCACAGGTCAGTTCAAGTTCCCGGTAACAGGGGACGCCAGACGCCAGGATGTCTACCTGTTCTCCGGGGCACCAGTCCCAGTGAACATCATCGGGTGCGGCTGGGAGGGTAACTACCTGCGGCGATCCTCAGGCGTGTAACACAGGGAGGCCCTTCGGGGCCTTCTTTCATTTAAACAAGGAGGTTATTTGAATATCTACAAAGCGAATTACCTGCACCTCTTCATGGCTGGCCTTCATCTGGCCCAAAGCGACCGTGAGGAGATGGATCGGCTGGAAGCTGGCCGGGACCCGATCAATGTCCTGACGGCCTCTTCGGATGACCCCACCGCGATGCACATCACTGACCCTTCAGGGAAGGTTATGGCCGTGGGCGGGCACTCAAAGGGCCTCATCTGGTTCGTCCACACAACCCACGCAGAAGCCCTCAGTTTCAAGAGGAAGCGCCAGATGCTGCGTCTCCTGACTGACCACCTGATCCGCATTAAGCGGGAGGCTCTGACGCTCAGGCCCCAGGACGCATTCCACTTCACCAACATCGTATCCGTGGAGAACACGGCCCACATCAAGCTCCTGAAGTACCTGGGCGCTGTGTGGAGCCCGGAGCCTTTCCACCACAACGGGCACGAGTTCAAGCAGTTCTATTTTTAGGAGGTCACCATGTGTGAACCCGTATCCATCGCTATGGCCGTAGTGGCTGTGGCGGGTGCTGCCATGGGTGCCAGTGAGAAGGCTAAGGCAGAAGGCCAAGCGGAGGACTCAAAGCGTAAGTCGCAGATCGAGATGATCAAGCAGATGAACATGACCAACGCTGACCTCACCCTTCAGACAAAGGACAAGGCCGAGCAGGCCAACCAGCAGATGACCGAGATCAACCTCAAGTCCTTACGGAACCGAGGCATGGTCGCGGCGGCAATCGGCGAGTCCAATCTTTCAGGTAACTCCATGGACCGCATCAAGCGGGTAACTGACGCTGAATCATCCCGCGAAAAGATGTCCGTACTGGATAACTACCAGCGGGACTACCAGTCCATCTTCGCCAACCAAGTGGGCACCGTCGAGAACACCAAGTCTCAGATGAAGTCCATGGCCCCAATCTTCCGCACCTCCAAACTCGCTAACGCCCTGGACGTTGTGTCTGCGGGCACAGGCGCTTACGTGAGTTCTGGTGGCAAGTTCGGCAAGACCACGCCGGCACCTAAAGGAGGCTAACTATGCGTAACACCATCGCCCAAGCAGTGGAAGGCCAGGAGCGTAGCGGGGTTGAAAGGCTCCGTGAAACAGGCCGGCTCGGCTACCAAGCGGCTACCTTCAAGGCCCCGGTAGGGAGTAATGGGATAGCTGACTCCCTGCGTAACTTTGGGGAAAACGCTGTGAACCTCTATGGCACCTATAAGGATGTCCAGAAGTCTCAGGCTGACGAACGCTCCAACGAGATCATCCGCAAGCTCACCCCTGAGCAGCGCCGGCAGGCTGTAGCTAACGGCTCCCTTCTATATCAGGACGACCCGGATGCGATGGAGGCCCTGCGCTTCAAGTCGGGCCGCAATGCTGCCTTCGAGGTGGAAACCGAGATAAAGCAGAAGATCGCTCAGGGTTCCTTCAAGACCCAGAAGGAGCTGATGGAATACCGAAACACCCGAATGGAGGACAAGGCGAAAGCCTATGCGGAATCCGTAGGGATCGACTCGGCAGATCAGCACTACCAGCGCGGCTTCAATGCGGACATCGTTCAGCGGGAAGCGGCCATCTATGACGATCACGCCAGGAAGCTCAGTGAGCAGACCCAGGCGATTGCTCAGATGGAAACCGTGTCGGACCTGGGGTCGATGTTCTCCGATGAGGGCTTCCTCCGTTCTGATACAGCCGCAGGGGACTTTGCCAACTACTTTTCGGCAAGCCTCGCTAAGGGCTCCATTCCGACCGAGGGGATGGCCGTAAGTGTTCTTCAGGAATCCCTGGCGCAGAACGCCTCGCAACCTGGGGCGGATGTCTTCTTCAAGAACATCGGAGATCAAGAGGTCACCCTCTACGGCAAGCAGATGAAAATCCGCGACATCGTAGGGCCTGAGGTCCTTGAGAACTATCAGGTCAAGTCCGGTGAGGCCGCCTTCAAGCGCAACCGGGAGCTAACCCAGCAGTTCACCTTCGGGCTTCAGGATGCCCTGGCACAGACGGACCCCCACGCAGGGCTGGCCAAGCTCTCGCAGATTCAGGGAGCCGTCTACAAGATTCAGGACACCAACGTGGTCACCTCGCAGACCGAAGCCCTGAACTCAGCCCGTGGCCGTCTATTGGCGCAGATCGGGGCTGACTCTCAGAAGCGCACTGAGGCCATGGACAAGCAGATCAAGTCTGACAATAAGGCTCTTCTGTTCGAGACCAAGTACGCCCAGCGCATTGCCGGGGACAACGTGTCCACCGACTGGCGCACCTATGAGACCACCCCGGACACCGGGGACTTCAAGGATGAGGACGCTGCCAACTTCGCTATCAAGAAGATGGACGAGCTGGACCGCATGACGCTAACCCCCGAGGAGCGCGACAAGCAGAAGCTGAACTACCTCCGGGCTGACTTCGCTGATGGTCCGTTCCGTAAGCACTTCCAGACCCTGACGACTGATGCTGTAGGTCAGTTCAACGGGCTGGTAGCTGCTGAGTCTGCTGAGGTCACTGAGGAAACCACGGGCCGCATCCGTGAGTTCCAGCGCATCTACCAGTCAGACCCAGCGACCATCGCCGCGCTTTACCCGGAGCAGGCCGCAATGGCTGAACGCTTGGCTCTTATGGAGCGCCACGGGATTGGCATGGAAACCATCATTGACGCTGACCGGCGCAAGAAGGGTATCCCTCGGGAGGAGCAGATCATTCAGGAACGGAAGTGGGGAGAAATCCTTACCTCCACCAGTAGCGACGCTGCCTTCATTCCATCGAACCTACGGAACGCTGCCAGGACTCTTTATGACTCCGAGCTGTACCGCACAGGCGATGAGTCTGGTGCCCTGGAGTCTGTCAAGCAGTGGCTCGATAAGACCACCGTGGGGTTCAGTGCCCAGAACGACAAGCGGGTGGGGCGGGTTCAGAAGCGAACCCTGATGGTTGATCCACAGGACGCCACGAGCTGGCGGCAGGGCCAGGACATCATCAGTGAGGTGGTCCGCGAGACCACCAAACAGCGCCCTTGGTTGAGCGAAGGGGACATCACCATCACCGAGACTCCGAACGGCATTCTGCTGAACGACTCGATGTCGTCCCTCCAGCTTCCACCGATCACTAACAGCTACCTGCGTCAGCACCACCAGTTCAAGCAGTCCCAACTGCGGGCTGAGGCTGAGGCTGCCAAGCGTAAAGCAGGCGAAGAGAAGATCGGCACCTACAAGGCCGAACAGGAACGCCGCAAACAATCACCTTTCGGTGGTCTCGATCCGTCCACTGGAACCCTTGAGGGGGCTGCGGGCTTTCGGGACCGCTAACCCATAAGGAGTACCAGATGAAAGACAATGGATATGCCAAGGTGAAAGCCGAAGGGGGTCCTTATGACTCCCTGATCCAGAGCGCAGCGGCAAACCACGGGGTCTCCTACGACCTCCTGCACAAGCAGCTCTTCAAGGAATCCTCGTTCAACCCAAACGCCAAGAGCCCTACGGGGCCTCGTGGTATCGGGCAGTTCACTAAGGCCACCGGGCTTGCCTACGGGCTGGAACGGGATGAGGACTTCTACAACCCAGAGAAGTCCATCGACGCAGCCGCTCGGCACATGCGTGACAACATCAAGATCGCTGGTGGTGACGAACTCAAAGCCCTCCTTCTGTACAACCAGGGTGGGGGCCGTGTTGGCCGTAAGCAGCTCGAAGCGTATGACCGTGGGGATTTTTCCGGGGTATCCGAGGAGGGCCTGGGCTACATGCAGGCTCTCATGGATGTCACCAACACCGGCAAGAAGGCTGAGCTGGATTCCTTCGTAAAGCCAAGCGGCGGGTTTGAGGCTCCCGCTGGTATTGAAGCAACACCTAAGGCTGTCCCAGGGAATGTACCGGACACCTTCGCCTCCTTCGACTTGGCCGGGCAGAACGTAGCACCTAAGGCAACACCGTTTGCCCAAGAGCTTTACGAAACCACCGGGAAGACCAGCGATGAAGACCAAGGGTTCTTCGAGGGGGCTGGTAACAACGCCTCCGTGGAACTCAAGACCTCAGTGCTCGGCATGATGATTCGTGCAGTGAACGAGGCCCCGCCTGAAGCTGACTTTATGCAGACCTACACGGTGGTTCAGGACCTGTTCAACGATCCGTTCGACCTGGGCCGCCTGAGCGACTGGCAGGATGAGGACTACGACAAGCTGCGTTCCTCGGGCCTGGACCCTCAGTATTACGATGTGGTCCTCCGGGGATATCGCCGTAACTTCGACCAGAACCTGGCTCTCGCTATGGAGAACCAGAAGATGGCCGAAAGTACCCAGGGTGATCGAATGGGGGCAGCCCTCGTGGGTGGCCTCGGTGCTGCCATGGGTGATCCCTATTCCCTCGTGAATCCCGCCAAGGGTGCAGCGGGGAACCTTGGGGCTCGCCTGTTGGGCGGTGCGGTTGCCGGTGGTGCCATCGGTGGTCTCTCTGAACAAAGCGCTGCCAAGGTGTCTGGCCGTGAGGAACACCTGGGGATGGCTATCGCTGGTGGCGCTGCCTTCGGCGGTACACTCAATGGGCTCCTCGGGGCTCGGCCTAATAGCCGCGCATCGTGGGAACTGCCTGATGAGCCTAATGGCCTTGAGGGTGACCTACTGGGTCCTGAGGTTCCTCCGATGAATCCCAATGGGATCGACAATGGCCAGCTTCGGCTTGAGTCCAGCCCAATCGAGGGTGGGCTTGGGACCTTGCAGTTGCCGAACCCTGACGCCCCACTACGTGGCACCATTGGACGCCTTGAGGGTCGCGAGAAGGCCCGCCTGGACGGTCTGGATGAAGACCCCACAGCAATGCCTTTCCGTGAAGGTGAGGAGGTCAAGCAGGGACCAGCGGGCGACTACATAGATGTGCCGTTCGATGACGAGGCTGCACGGACCATGGACGGTTCGATCCACAGTGGCGGCTCCCCGATAAACCCGAAGACCGTGGAGACCTTCGCTGAGCTTAATGCGGAGAACCCTCGGGCCGCCTGGGGTGTGACCATGGGTGACATCACCGAGATCGGTGTGCGCCTGGGCCGCTCCAAGTTTGAGGAAACACGGGCATTGGCTCGGGACCTCTTCAGGTCATCCACTGGTTATCAGGATGGCTCCAACGGGAAGTTCGGAGCGACTGCCTCGGACATCTCGGAGCGACTGCGTAGCCAGGACAACGTGGTCCACAACAAGCTGGCCGAGAGCTTCGATGAGGCCCTGAAGGACCCCTTCTGGCGTGGTCAGCGGATGTCCAAGGGTGCTAAGCACGAGCAAATCAGTCGGCGCGTAGTGGAAGCCCTGGAGTCCCAGCAGCCAGCCAAACTGTCACCGCCAGAGATGAAGCTACTGGAGGAGCTGCGCGCCCACATGAACCAAAAGTGGGACTACATCAGCAACCCGGCGCAGTTCGGAGACCTCCGGGCGAAGGCCCTGCTGGAGGACACTCGGCACTTTTCAACGTACTTCCCTCAGCGCTACAGCTCAGCGGCGAAGGCTCAGGCAATCCAGCGGTTCGGTGGTGAGGAAGGCTTACAGCAGGCTATCGCTCACTCGTGGATGGCTTCCTATATGTCCCGCCCCCATGTTCGCCAACGGGTGGACAAGATGATTCAGGAAGGTTTCGACAAGGCCAACAAGGGGAACCCAAAGGCCAAGCCGATGACCCCTGAGCAGCTTCAGGTAGCCGTTGAGAAGTACGCCAACGACAAGGCGTATGGCATCAGCAACTCCGACCGCTTCACGGCTAACTCGCTTGTAGAGGAGCACCTGAAGGACGGCGCTGGCCTGGAGAACAACGACTACCTCGAAGCGCGGAACCTGTTCGACTCCGATATGCAGGTCCAAGCGCCTGACGGTGGGATGTTCTCTGTGAACGACCTGAGGGACTTCAACCTCCTCCGGGTGGTCCCGCAGTACGACCGCAGGGTGAACGGTGACATCGCCATTATGGGAGGCACCGGGAAGTCCACGCAGGAGCTGAAGAACCTCGTCAACGGGATGCGCCAAAAGGCAGGCCCAGGTAAGGACACACTGGAGACTGACGCTCTACTCGATGCGATCAAGATGTTCACCGGGCGTGCTCGGAGAGACCCAGATGGTGTCTGGGCGACCTTCGCTCGGTCCTTGAACGATGTCGGCTTTATGACGAAGAACGCCTATATGGGCGCTCAGAACATCACTGAGGCCGCTTCGTTGATCGTTAAGGGCCATCAGCGGATGCTCCTGAAGGGCGTCCCATTGCTCAAGCAGTGGACAACGGCTAAGGCCAAGCTGGCACCCGAGGACATCAAGCAGATGCACGGCTTGCTGTTCGGAAAGGAACTGGACGATCTCATTCGGCCAGAGCGCCAGGACATCGTGGATAACCTTCGCCAGAACAGCAGCGAGATAGGCGCTCAGGTCGCAGGGAGCGTTAAGTACGCCACGCAGGAACTCTCAGCGCGCTCACCGTTCACTTGGTTGCTCAGGGAGTCCGGTAACTACCTCATGGATGCCGGCCGCCAGGGTGCCCTCGTGGACCTTATCGACCACACCCTGAATGGCAAGGTGACTGACCTGTTCAGCCCTGAGCGTCTGCGCTCTGCCTCGGTTTCCCCTGAGCAATTCAAGGGGATTCAGGACCTCATCAAGGCCCACTTCAAGCAGGACCGAAAGTCCGGCAAGTGGCGCATTCAGAACCCCGAAGGGCTGGCCTCGGATGTCCGCTCTATGGACCTCTACCGGCTCGGGGATCGTGTCTCTGATGAATCCATGCTGCGTCCCCACAAGATGTCCTTTGCTCCCTCCAAGCAGTATGGGGCGGGCTGGGCGATGGCCCTTCAGTTCAAGATGTTTGTCCTGAGGAGTCTCAATGGCCGCATGGCTCGTGGATGGATGGAGGCAACCCGCAATGGGCAAGTCCTCGATCAGACCATGCAAGTGCTTGTCTCGGTGGGTTTGGCCACAGCGTTCTATGCCGCAAGTGCCCACACGAAAGCCCTGGGACTGCCTGAACGAGCCCGTGAGAAGTATCTGGAGAAGGCCCTGAGCCCAAGCATGATGGCCTATGCGGCGATCTCAAGGAGTTCCCATGTGGGTGCTCCGCTGGGCGCTTTCGGTTTCCTCAGTGCCCCCTTCGGCTTGGATCAGGCGGCCATGGTGCGGACCTCAGTGCTTCCTCGACAAGAATCAGGGCCAGCCGAGAAGGCCGTGAAGTACAGCCCACTCCAATCGGATGTGGTCGGTGACTTTGTAGGCCGGGTCGGTGAGCAGGTCCCCGGTGCCGGTGTCGCGGCAAACCTTGCGGTCGGCATTGGGTACAACGGGATGAACCTCATCTCCGACAAGCGCGGAGTGGATGCCCAGGCCCATCGCACGGGTCTCTGGAATGCTCTCAAGCAGTTCGTACCTAACGACCCTTTGAGTCAAAGCCTGATGCAACGTCTGGCTGAGGACCAGGGCGTGGACCGGACACGGTAAAACCCCTCACTTTAAGGGACCTTCGGGTCCTTTCTTTTTGTCTACTGATAGGAGTCCCTATGGCCATTACGACCATTTACACCTATCCGCTCAACGGGACCCAGCGGGATTTCACGATCCCCTTTGAGTACCTTGCCCGTCGCTTCGTTGTTCTTACCCTCATCGGTACAGATCGCCGCGAATTGACGCTGACAGCCGACTTCCGGTTCCTCACTAAGACCCTCGTTCAGACGAACGTGGCCTGGGGACCAGCGGACGGCTATGAGCGGATCGAGATTCGACGCAACACCAGCGCAACAGATCGACTTGTTGATTTCGCTGATGGCTCCATCCTCCGGGCTGCTGAGCTGAACACCTCCCAGGTCCAAACCCTGCACGTTGCCGAAGAGGCGCGCAACATGGTGGCCGATACGATCTCTGAGAACTCCGATGGTGATCTCGATGCCCGTGGCCGGCGCTTGGTAAACCTCGCGGATGCTATGGAGCCTGACCATGCAGTGACTCTGCGCCAGGAGCAAGCGTGGGCCGAAAGCACCCTAAGCAACCGAAATGCTACTGCAGCCGCAAAAGATCGCTCCGTAATCGCGCAGACAATCACTGAGACTAAGGCCGGTGAGGCTATGGTTTCAGCTGCTTCAGCTAACAGCTCGAAGGTCGCGGCTCAACTCTCAGAGACCAACAGCAAGACTTCAGAACTGGCTGCAAAAACCTCAGAGACCAACAGCAAGACTTCAGAACTGGCTGCAAAAACCTCAGAGACCAACAGCAAGACTTCAGAACTGGCTG